TAGTCATAGAACTACTCTATGGCATTACTCAGGTTTTTTGCTAGTGCCCAGCGTGTCTTTAGGGTTTAGAACTCTAATCAAAACAGGGATAGCAGAGATCCAAACAGTGTTAGCCACTACAAGCCAATCAGTAGCAGTAAAGAGAAATGGCAGTTTGCCGATAGCAAAGACAGCTGTGACAGAGGTTGCCAGGAGAGAACGGAGATAACTTGCAATTACAGGATTCATTTTTTACCTAACTTAGGCAACCACAATAAAGGGTCCTCAACTGGCATGGTTGCTAGATGCTCAGTCTTACCGCACATGAGATGCAGATGTGGTCCAGAGGATGCACCAGAATTACCTGAATGACCTATGATGTCCATTTGTTTTACTTGCTGACCCTCTTTGACTTCAACTTTATCTAAATGACAGTAAGCAAAGATTCTAACTTTATCGGCAGTGACGTAAGTTCGCAGCTCAACTACATGACCAAGAATGTTTGAATGATAAACCTTGACGATAGTTCCACGTCCGATGGCTTTGAGAGGTGTTCCAACTGGCACTGAATAGTCAAGTCCCCGATGCGGTCCAAGTCCCATTGCTTTACGTTGCTCAGAGTGAGTGCCAAACAGATCGTTGATATGCGCTGGACTAAGAGGATGAATAAGAGTTGTCATTAGAAACTCAAATAAATAATCGGAACGGAAGCAGCTACCCCTGTGGCAACCCAAGTAGCAGGGAGAGTTGTCGCTGGAGTAACAAAATAACCCATAGCAGTAAAGGTTGCACTTGGCACTGTGCTTTGTTGCATCAAAGCGTTTCCATAACTTAGTGCGCTAGATAAAGCAACGGTCAAACCAGTCACGTTAGTAACACCATTGACATTTACAGCAAGCCAATAAAGGCTTCCTTTAGTCATAGCAATTGACAACCCTGTAACAGTTTGTAAACCAGTGACGTCAGTATTGACGAATCCTTGCCCGAGTCTGCTATTTGGACGTCCATCAGAGTTAGAATCATAAGCACCTAAAGTCAGAACACCATTAGCGTTTGTGCCATTGACGTAAATAGACAATTTAGTAAAAGTCTGAGTTTTAGTTGCGATAAACGGATGAATATAAGTTTGCTGGAAAGTTGGAGTTGAGGTTGATTTTGAGGCGTGTCCGCTTGAGTAATAATTTCCAGCAACATAATTTAGCGGACCAAACCCTAAACCGTCTAAACCATTAGTTCCGTTAGTTCCGTTAGTTCCGTTAGTTCCGTTAGTTCCGTTAGTTCCAGTTGCTCCAGCAGGTAATCCAAAGTCAAAAATAGCTGCGCTAGAAGTTCCAGAGTTTGTTATTGTCGGTGTTGCTCCAGCCGATAGACCAGTAACAGTTCCGACAGCAATAGTAGCTGCAGATCCATTAGTTCCATTAGTTCCGTTAGTTCCGTTAGTTCCAGCCGTACCGGTAGCACCAGTAGAGCCTGTCGCACCAGTAGTTCCTGTAATGCCTTGAATACCCTGAATGCCCTGAATACCTTGTGCACCTGTGGCACCTGTAGAACCTGTAGGACCTGTAGCACCTTGTGGACCTGTAGCACCTGTAGCACCTGTATCACCTTGAATACCGACAGCACCATTTAGGTTTACTGACCAGGACGAGAATGTTCCTGAACCTGTTTTGGTTTTCAAATCGACTACTAGAGCACCAGTGGTTTTATTGTAGGAGACAACTTCACCATGCATATGATGCGAGAGTGAGTTAGCAATAATAACAGTTTGAGCAATTGAGTAATCAAGGTTTAGATCAACGGTTGTCAAAGTAATTGTTCCGCTAGCTGCAAGAGTTAGAGTTGTTGTCGATGTCGTATGATACTTGTCACCCTCAGCACCGACAGCACCAGTGACACCCTGAATGCCCTGAATACCTTGAGCACCAGTTGCTCCAGTAGCACCAGTAGCTCCAGCAACCCCCTGGATACCTTGAATGCCCTGAGCACCAGTCGCACCATTTGAACCAGTCGCACCAGTCGCACCAGTAGGACCAACGTCGCCTCTAGCAAAATACACTCTGGCATAGATTGAATCAGGGACAACCACCTTGACTGATGGAGGACTAGCGACGATAACGGTTACGATCATTTGACTATTTCAGGAGTAACTTCTACTTTGCCACGTGCCAAGGTCATTACCTTAGAGGTGGATGTCTGTGTAAGTTCAAGAGCGTAAACGTAATCTGTCTTAGTTAGAACAGTGGTCTGCGCTGGAGTGAACGAGAATGAAACTGAATTGACGGTGGTGTTGATTGTAGGGACAATGTCAATTAGAGCTGCAGTAGATGGATTCTCTTTTACCTGCAGTTTGGCCGTCCACCCAGTCAACGAAATGGCAACACCATCAGCGTCAGTAGGGTAGAACGAACAGTCACCAGAGACACTTGGAAACGTCGAACCAGCTAAAACAATTAAGTCAAATTGACCGTCAGTGATTGTGAATGTTTCACTCACTTACAGGTTCCTCAACTACAGGTTCCTCAACTACAGTTTCGTCAACTTCGGTTTCTACAACTTCGGTTTCTACAACTTCGGCAACATCGTCAGGTGATGGAAACGCTTTCCAGTCTGTAGTTACCTTTTGGATTATCGGAGTTTTTGCCATTTCATTTATCCTTTGTTAGTTTGTCGAACTCGGCTTTTAGTTTTGCATGTTCCTTATGGAGACTTAGATACTTGTCACGCCAATTTTCTAAATCAACTTTTAGAGCTGCAATTTCTTCTCTCATCTTATCTAACTGCTCAAACATTTCAGCCCTTAGACGCTCCTCAACGCTAATAGACTGACCTCGGCGTGTTGATAAGTATTTGAATAACGTCGATAACCCTGTGCCACCTAAGATGCCTGACAGTATTAGCAACCAATTCTTATCGTCCATTAGATACCCCTCCACAGACCAAGAGTTATCTCCCAATGATCTGCGCTTATGCTATGCCCAATACGACTGATTAGGTAAATCTCTTGCAATGTTGTCGCACCAGAATTGAACTCGACTTGCATAGGGTAAGCAATTTCCTTAGTCAACAAAGTAGATAAAGTGCCATCACGTCTCACCACTGGACAAGAAACAGATTTCACAGACCTAGGGTCAGCTGCACCCGATACCGCCGAAGCCCAGTTACCTAAAGTTCCAAGACCTGACGTATTCCAAAAGTTCACTTCAAAGTTTGCTACCTGACGCCCATAAGTAGTTACGGAGCCAGAGTTAGTTGACGTGGATGTAGCACCACCACCAGTTTCAATCACCTTGACCACGTTAGCGATGCTGTCAGAATCGTAAGAATAGTCGATGGTGTCCATGCAGTAATGGTTGACGCTAGAGGTGTGCACGTTAGAGATAGTCGGATTGCCTGAGGACCAGGCTGTCGCTTGAGCAGTGTTGATGTCTGCCCTAGTTTTCCATGAACAGAACCCTCCAGGTTCAGACCAAAACCAGCCAAGTTCTGCATCCAGAATCATGTTTAGAATCTCACCCGAAATAACTTCTACTTCAAAGTAATCGTTAGTTGCTGTAGATGAACCACCAGATCCAGATTGTCCCCATGCAGTCCTAGAATCTACTGCTCTCACAGCGTCCTCCAAGTTGCCCATAACAGTTCTAAACGACTTTTGAGTAGATGTCCCAGTCATAGTAAAAGACGGTAAACGTGTATTCATGGCAATACGAGCCAAGTCCTCAGCAACAATAGTCACTCTAAGTTTCTTTGTTTCAGCAACGTAAGCCATAGACACGTTTTGGATGTAGCCGTAAAAGATTGGATGCCAAGACCCATCATTGTATTCAATAATCAAGTTCATGTTTGACTTGTATTCAGGTCCAGAAACCAAATCACTCAGGCTTGACTTCATCATGTTGATAGTAGCTGTGCCAACGCTAGGTCTAGCAAACACGCCCTCGTCAATGTCAATGCCACGATCTATTTGAATGTCAAAAGCATCACAAGAAATGTATCTGTAAGTTTCTGGAGCATATTCATAAGAGACACGAATGTCAGTCTTTATATCAAAGGTCATGGAGAGACCAGGAACTTCTTGCCAAGTTTCTTTTCATAAATCTTGATTTCACGAATGATGTCAGCTGCGCTAACGACTGCTTTGTTTATGTTGATTTCATAAGTAGCGTTGCCCGCAATAGATGCCTGAGCCTGAGCCTGAGCACCAGAACCAAACAATTGACCTCGGAGACCTAGAATCTCTTGCAACTTACCGCCCGAAGCCAAAAGACCTTTAGCTGCAATGTTTCCCTGAGCAGGTCCCATAGAAACTAACTCATTTATGAATGATTGGTCTGCACCTTTTTTACGCAACTTAGCCAAGTTCTCAGCAAACCCTTTAGCTGCATTGGCGACACGCTTCAATTTACCTAACAGAAAATCAACGTTGAAAATAGAGTTTTCATCGTCACCACGAACACCAAAAGCAATACCGATAGCATCACGAAACTTCTCTGCAGTTGACTTCATTTTGTTTATTTCTTTATCAAGAGCATCACGAATAGATTTAGCCATGTCAGCAGACGCTGAGGCAACCTTGTCTCTGTCTGCATAAATCATGTCTCTAAGAGCGTTAGTGTTTTGAATTGCCCTGGCTAAAGTGTCATTTGTAGCTGCATCCTCTTGAGCCTGGTCGGCATCATCGGCAGCTGTAGTAACTTCCATCCATGTTGCAACCAACACTCCAAGACCAACAATTAGAGCACCGACGCCTGTCGCGATCAAAGCAATTTTTAGAGCCTTAGTTGAGATAACTGCAACTTTAGTTCCAATGTCATAGAGAGCCATAGCAATAGTCATAAGCTTGATAGCACCGACAGTAAACAAAACGGCAGCTGTGACAGCCTTTACCAAAGCAATGTTTTGAATCAAGAATTGACCGACAACTGCAACCCCTGTAGCAATACCACCGAATAGGTTAGCCACTTGTTGCAAACTTCTACGTCCCTCATCGCTGGAGAGATACTCAGAGAACTTTTGAATCAACGGCAATAACTGCTCACCAATAGTTTCTTTCAACTGGTCAAGGATAATAGCCATCTTTTGATAAGGGTTATTTTTTGACGCTTCCTGAGCTGCACCTTTGAACTGAGATCTAAGTTGGCCTAGAACATCGTCGCCCTCTTTTAGAGATGGTAAAAGTTTTTTTAGAGACGTGTTATTGCCGTTATACGCTTTCGATAATGCGCCTGTAACCGTAGATAAATCTTTGCCTGTTCCTGCAGAGATGTCTAATGCAAGGTTGAGGAGGTCTTGACCTTTAGACAGATTCCCAGTTGCCCGAACAGCAGCGGCTAGAGCAGGTCTCAAATCGTCGTCATACACGCCCACAGCGACAGAGGTTGATTGTATCCAACGGTCATTGGCTTTGATAACACCGTCAGTTGCACCGAGAGTGTTTTTGAGAGCCAAAGCAAGTTGGTTTTTGCTAGCGTAATCCTCTTGAGCTGCTTTAGCGGACTGCTTTAGAAACCCAGCAAGTTTTGCAACACCAAGACCAAGACCGACAGCACCAAACGCTTTATTGAGAGAACCTGAAACGCTTTGAGTAGTTTTCTGAAACTTCTTTAAGTCGGCAGAAACCGCAGCTGTGGTCTTAGATAGTTTATTGTTTCCAATAAAATTGACGACTAGATTCTGTGCCATTACTGCTTCGCTTTCAATGCTTCAGTGATTGCCTTGAACTCTCGGAGAGACATAGACCTAATGTCATTTAGAGACATCCCTGCATGGACTACCATGAACGCTACTCTTTCCGCTTGTTGGTCGGCAATTACTCTTTTGGGTCGGACTCACCAGCGAACAGGTTATTAGCCTCAGCTAGAGGAATCTTTCCAGCCTGTTCAAGAGTGAATGATGGATCTGTTCTTTTTTTCATAATAAAGATTATGGCTTTAAGTGCTTTACCTTTAGCCTGACCTGCGTCAAGTAGTTGATCTATAGATGAACCTGTAATCAGTTCAATTGTTTCAACTTCGTCAAGTGTCAATGATTCAAAATCAAATTGCGATGTGGTTGTCATTTATTTGTCTCCTGGTAGGTTGTCGATTGCTTTACGCATAAGTCTCTCGTAGTTTCCGAGAATCTCCTCTTGAGTATAACCTAGAGCCTCAGAAAAAAACGGTTGCGGTTTGATGTTCCTAAACGTGCCAGGTCTCAAAGTCCCCTTGTGATTAGCTCCAACGATAGCCCATCCCCAGTGAATAGGGTTAGCGTAAACGGCAGTAGCCTTAACAGATGCTCCACCTTGAATGCGCCTTGGACTAATCGATCCAAGTAATTTACCTGTCCGCACTGGAACTAATGGTTTAGCTGCACGAATCAAAATCAAAGCTGCCTGATAACCAGGTTCGGATAGGGTTTTCCTATCCGCACCCAGTTCTTTCATGGCTTTGATAGTGACACCTAAGCCCTCAACTGAAACACCGGCACCTTTTCCAAGGTTGGTCATTTGAGTTACTAAGCTGCAGTCTTGAGGGTAACGCCGTAGTAAACAGGTGGTGTTGAGGATGGAGTGTGAACTGCATTCTTTACAGTCAACGACACTGAGAACTTTACAATGTCACCAGAGTTTAGGCTCAAAGGTGGCAGAGCGTCAAAGATGACGGTTCCTGTGTAGTGTGGCTGAGATGCGCTTGCAGTAACGTTTCCGTTAGGTGCAATAGTGAATGCGACTTCGGTTCCAAAGTTTGCCCACAGAATACGGTAAAGAGAAGCTGCGTCACCTGATGTAAGTCCATCGAGCTGTAGTTTCCATTCCTGACCGCTTACGACTTCACAAAATGTTCTAACGTCTCCAGAGGCATCTCCAAGAGTTAGTTCGACTAGGTTAGCGTCACAGTTGTATTCGGTTGAGGCAATTTTGAATGAGATGTTTGTTGCTTTTATTCTGGTTGATGCTGGCATCGGGTTTCCTTTATTAGAGTGTTATGGATAAATCAAGGTTTAGATCACTGGCAAGATACTCAGCGTTATTAGCTGCCAAACGATATGGCGGATTAACTTGGTTGAGAATTACATAGCCCAGTGGAACTAATGCAGTAACAGTTTGAGCAATAAGAGCATCCAAAGCCTCAGTTGCCTCCTCGTTAGTTGCAGTCATAGCAACCATCGTCAAAGTCAATCCAAGCCTGTATTCTCTGCCCACAGTTTCAGACACTAGATACGGTGAACTAGGGGACATAATCACAATAGGTGGAGTTATGCGCTCAGGGATGTAATCCAAGATTTCTAAACCTGCATTCTGCAAGTCCAGAGCCAACTCCGCTTTACTTGTGGTTATTTCGTTTGTCACAGTCCAGGTCCTGTAAATGGTAGGAGCATCTCCCTGGAAGC